AGCGTAAACGCCATAGTTCATCGGTTATTTTAGGTAGCGGCTTGCCGTTCTTTTTGTCCTGTTCTTTACAGAATGCAGCAAACTTTTCCTTATTTTTTTTGCCTCTATTAGAATTTTCCATAGGTAGAATAACAGTCATCACATAGTAAATCATAATTGCCTTGATACCTTGTTGCCAAGTCTAATGTTAGCCTTGTTGTTGTACCCATTGCAAAGCCTGTAGTAAACACCCTACGTCTTGGGTATACGGTATCAACTCCACTACCCGGATTAAAGTATAACGGGTATAGTGTACTATTTTGTATAAGGTAGTTAACCAACTTCTCCGCATAGCTTTCCGACCGTTCCTGATACTTGCCGATAATGTTAGCCATATCACCCATACTTGGCATAACCGATGCTTCGCCTGTTTTGTTAACTATACCCTTATTTGTGTATTTAAAGGATAGTGCTAACGGGCTTTCCGACATAATACGCCAAATTAAACAGGGCTGTATGTAGTCATTAAGTAACGTTTGGTTTAATACTGTTACCGTGTTGGCTGTTACTTGGGTTTTTAACTCGTTATACAAACCGCTACCTATCAAGTCCTGAATGTACAGGTCTTGGATAGAGATTATCTCTGGGCGCAACTGCTTAAAGTCTACGTTATCGGATATGATAGTGTAGTCTTTTAAGGTCTGTTCATCTATAAATATTACTAAGCTCATCGTTTTATAGCTATTACTTGTTGCCAAATGTGCCTACAATAAGGCGTTGCTGTATCTGTTCCTTTCTTAGTGTACCAACCTCCACGTTCAGTCCATACATCACGCCCTACTTGTGCGCTGATAAGGTTAATTTCAGCCCTTGTGTATAGCCTTTTTAATTCTAACAGTTCCCTGCAAAAATCTCTTGTAGTTGGTAGCGTTGGGTTGCCTTGTACTCGTGGTGCTTTAGCGTATTGATAGCGAACTACAATTTCTGCCTTTGGTGTTTCGGGCTTTAGTACGTTAATACGCCCACCGTCAATCTCAATAATAGAGTTCTGTGCAAGGGTATCAATCATTTTTACCAACGCATCTATCTTAATCTTAACCGCCTTAGCTAAGTCAGGTAGAGGTATCTCTGGGTTTGTGCGTAATATATCAACTACTTGTTTTTCTTTCTCTGTAAGGTCAGCAAATGCAGCCCTAATAAACTCATTCTCTCCTTGCTCTGCTTCGCTATCGTTATGAAACTTTCTAACACGGGTTGATACTATATTGTAATCGGCTGCGGGTTTTCCACAATTAGCAAATAGGCTTATTACCTTGCTTGTAGCATCATCAGCCGACATCTGTACAGGAATAGCAATAGGCTCTAAACCTATGCGTTCCCTTAACTCATCACGGGTTAATATTTGGGTTAATATCTGTTCCGAATAAACAACCTCAAGCGGGGCAAACTCTTTTATCTCTACCTCTCCACCTATGCCAGTTAACTGCAATGCAAAGTTCCAATTATCCTCCATTGCTTTCTGCCTTGCTTGTACATAAGTCTTTTTAAACAACTCATATTTAAGGTCGGTAGCGTTCCTATCTCCTAATGCACCCTCTGTTGGTATACCAAATAATTCAGGGCTTGGTATCTTATGCCCTGAATATATCTCCTGTTGGATTTGTTTGTTTAGTTCTAAAAACTGTTTGTCAAGGTCGGATGGTGCTAACGTATCTACCGTTGGGGCTTGTACGTTTGGAGGAGTAAACGATAAAATAAACCTACCCGCATTGTTAGTACCGGCAAACTTATTTCTAAACTGCGCCTCTATGTTATTCTTAGCCTCCTCTGTTGGCTCTCCATTATGGAATGAAATTAAGGTGCTACTTACAAAACCATTCTTTAAGTTGTTGAGGTGAAAGTTAGCAACCTCCATATCCATATTAATATAAGGTACTGCACCAACATAATCAGGCAATGGATATACATCAGGCTCGTTACCCATCTTAGGGCGGTACAACTTATAAGCGTACATCTTAACGCCTTTGTTTATACCGTTGTAAGCCTGTACTGTTTCAACATCCCTTGCAGCTAAACGGGTTGACTTCTCCCACTTATCCGATATGTAATACTCCGAGCAATCGTTGTTAGTGCGAACCTTTGCAAAAGGGATATGGGTAATGTATTTTAATCTGCCTACACGGTCAAATATAAATTTCCAATAAAACCCACCAAACACCTCTAAGTCCATTACCGACTTATACTGTACATCTTCTGCCGTTTCGTATGGGTTAACCAAATCTAAATAGGCATTAACACTATCAGCGTTAACACTATCTTTTTTAGCATCTATACCTTTGCCTGTTATGTATTGTACCTTGCCAGTTATAATAGCGTTATGCTTTGCCGAACCATTAAGCAAGGCAACAAGGTAATCGGGATAGGTGTTACCCTCTCCAAACAATACCCAAGGCTTTGTGCTATCATGGTTTTTTACCTCCTTAAATACAGGAGGCGCACTATTTATCAGCTTTACTACTATTAAGTTTTCCTTTTCAGGTTTTTTAATTTCCTCCATAAACTGCAGTTGTTACTGTTCTTGTGTATTGTGTGTCGGTGGTTGCCGTTCCTATTACTTTTACCATCCCGCTTTCAACTATTGTCTTTCCTGTTGGGCTTAGGTTGGTAGCACTTGCTTGTTCGTATACATTGTAAGTCCACTCGCCTGTTGTTGCCAATGTTACTTGCCCGGCTATCGGGTTAGGTGCTGCCGTTTCTGTTATCGTAAACTGATTAAACCTGTCTAAGTATTGGCTTAGGTCTACAGGCTGTATGCAGTACTTCTTTTCTCCGCTTGCTTTGCTTATCCATTCCCATAAGTAGTAAGCGTTGGCAATAGTTGTCTTCTCTTTTAGAGTTACCGTAACTATGTTGCTTTGCCCTTTATTAATAACTACCATACTTATAATACCAAAAAATTTAATTTTGTGCCAAAAAAAAGCCCCGCACATTGGCGAGGCTCTTCTTAACCGCTACAAACACTTATGAAATCAAACTGCTTTCTGAACCGGTGTACTCAAACCAATCGTTAGGCTCGTTACCGTCAAACACTACGGTGTAACCGTTAAGGTCTCCCATTGCTGTTCCTGTAACTGCTGTTGAGGTTGTAACCATTAGACCTTTTTGTTTGCCGCAAATCCATAGTTTACCGTTGTTATCTTTTACAATAATAACTAAACGGTTTTTAGATAGGGCAACAATTTTGTCACGGGTTTGGTAGGTTAACTTTTGGAAGATAGCCGACACTTGTTGTGCAAAGAAAACCGTTCCGTTAGGGCGGCTGCCTGTTAGCACACTTTGAGCCATTGAGTTTTCCTCCTCAAGTTCATATTTGTAGAACACGCCCGACTTAGTAATAGCCGATACCGTTCCACTTGCTTCTGTATAGCTTGTAACATTAGCGGTAGTGTTAATGTAGAGGGTTTGTATACCCCCTACACTATCACGACAATCTAATGCAAAGCCTTGGGTTATAGCGCAAGGCATAGGTTAAGAGTTTGTATATTCAACAATACGATTACCAAAGTAGTACTGAACACCAATTTTGGTTTCAGCTACGAAACGTACTTGGCGAGCCTCACGAGCATAGAACAATTCAAATTGCTCTTCTTCGTTAAGTAAGTCAGTGCCGATAACAAAGTTACCGTTTTCACCAAACTCACCTGCTATAATACGATTTGTTCCGTTTAAGCCAGGTACGCCTACTAAGGTGTACATAGAGTTTTCAACTTTCATCTCGTAACCTACTGCATCACCGAAGTAATGGTAAAGGTTGTCAGCTGCCAGTTTGTTTTGGTATATTTCAAAAGTATCGTAACCACACATAAACTTAACGTTCTCACGACCTTTTACATCAAGGGGTATAAGCGTAATGATGTTTTGTAAGATTGTACGAATGTTAGTAGTGTTGATAGTTGATGGGGTTGCAGATACTACTGATGTGTCAGCATCAATAAGTTTAAGCAAACCATCAAACCTTGAAAGGTAAGGGTAGTTAGCTGCGTTTAAACTTGTATCACCTTGCCATAAAGCAATCTCTTTACGTTTAGCAAAGTTCTGCATAGTGTCATCAACGATGAACTTCTCAAAATCATCTAAGCCCATTGGTGAGCCTGGCTTCAAACCTTTTTGTGTCCATTTAGCCTCAAGGTCTTTAGGACACCACTCAATGTAAACACCAATTTTACCAACTGTTAGTGTACGTTGGGTAAATACGGTATCACCCGATGCGGTAAAACCACACGCTTGAGTTTGCCAAAAGCCCTCTGTTGCTATTTTGTTTAATTTTTCAGCAGACTTTATGCCTACTTGTGAGGCTAATAAGCCTGCTGTTTTACCTTCAAATACTAAAGCGTATTTAAGGGTGTCCATTTCCTCTTTGGTATAATTACCGAGGGCTGATACGTCAAATGCCATTGTCTTTTATTTTTAGTTTTTTATAAGTTACTTTTTGTTTGCTGCAAACTTTTGTGCTGCTGCCGCCATACGCTCTATGGCAGTTGCTTTCTCGCTCTGTATTTGTTTGCTGAATGATGTTTTGGTTGGTTTGTCAGCCGGTGCCGATGGGTCTTCAGCTAACTTTTCAATAACAGCAAACATATCTTTGATAAGTGCTGATTGTGCTGCTAACTCTGTTTTAAGGTCTTTAACCTCATTTTTGTTAATGTTAGCTAAGGCTGTTTGAATGGCAGCTTCTACGTCTTCCATTTTAACGGGTTGGCTTGCTTCAACCTCAACTTCAACTACAGGCTCGCTTTCTGGTACTTTGATGTCGGTAACAAAACCACCCTCGGTAGTTACTAATGTACCGTCTTCTAATTCGTGGGTTGCATTTTCAGCAGGCTGTATACCACCGCCCGCATCAATAACATTTAGCTTAGTGCCAACGTTAAGTTCGCCCTCGTATTGCACGATAGTTCCGTCTTTAAGTTTATCTTCAATAAACTTATGTTCAGCGTTTAGCTTTAATTTAATGCGTGAAATCACGTCTTTGATGTCTTGTGTTAAACTCATTGCTTTTTTATTATTAAAACCATTAAAATTAAATGTGTGCCATTAGGTACTCCAAGTCAGCTAAAGCATCGTGTATCTCTGCTAACTCCTCTTGTGGTACGTCTTCTACTTTAACGTGGTTAAATATCCCCTCAACGCTAAAGCCTTTCATCTCTCCCGATTTGATTTTCTCCCACACCATATCGTTGTTGACTTTAAAAGAACCTACCCAACTACCCTCTGGTAAGTCTTGGAATTGTATTCCCCTGGTCTTGTCAATAATCATACTTTCGTACATAACAACACCGTCTATCAACTCACCATTGTGTTGAAGATTAACCTTAGACTGATAGCCCATTTCAAAATAACGCTGCGCTATAGCCTCTATGGTTTGTGCATCAAACTGAACGTAGAACTCACGCCCTCCTATGTTTCGGTATATAGGCATATCGGCAACCATTAAAGCCCCGGTTACTATTCGCCTGTCTCCATTCTCGCTAAAGGCAAACTCATAATGTCTAGAGTACGCCATAAAAGAGCGTTCTATTGCGGGATGGTCAACTATTGCCACCGCATCAACGCCAGTAGTAAAATCAAAGTCATCTATGTGAACTTTGTATAGTGGTAATTCCATAATATTAAAACTGTTTTTTTGTTTATAGTGCCATTAGATAGTTATAAGGGCTTTCTTTTTGTTTTGCTGAACGCCCATTTGACTGTTGGTAATATCGCTTTCCACAACGTACACTTTAAAGTTTTCGCCCTCTTGTATTAGACCGCTTGTGTTAGATGGGGGTTGTATGCTTGGGGGTGTTATGCCACCACCGCCGGGCATATTAACAGGGGTAACAGAACTATCGCCTCCGCTTTCGGGGTTAAATTTTTTAGCTGCTATTGCGGCTAATTGTATTGCACCTATTGTAGCGTTTATAATTGATAGCACACCCGTTGGGTCTATCTTTAATGCTGATACAATTGCCTCGGCTGTATTAATAGATGTGTTAACCATTGCTAACGCCTTACCCCTTACAAATTGTTTTTTCTGTATTTCTTTAGATGCAACCTCTCCTTTTTTTAACCCTTGCAGTTCATTTTGTGTAACAAGGTCATTAAGAGAGTTTAAAGCGTTAGCAGTTGCTTGTGCCATTGCAAATCCTTTTTGTATGGCTTCTTGCTTTTCTTCTGCTACTCGCTTGTCATTTTCTATCTGTACGGCTGCCGCTTCATTGCTTGCTGCTATAATAGCGTTGTTGTAATTATCGTATGCAAATAGCAAAGCATCTATGTTGTCTATACCTTTGGCTGTAACCTCATCAACCTTATCACCGTATTGCTGAAAACTAATGCTTAGGGTATCGGTTTTAGTTATTGCTTTTTCTGTTGCCTTAACTGCCTTAGTGCCAAAATCAACGGTGTTATCTGATATTGTTTTTAAAAGCCTTTCTTGTTCTTTGGCTAATGATGTTGCCGTATCTACATAACTTGCTATTGTGCCTTGTGATTGTTGAAATTTTTGGTCGCTTTCTGTTATGCCTAATGTTAACCTTTGCTGACTATCAAACAGTTGTTTTGCTACCTTATCTAAATTTTCAGCATCAAGTATTTGTTTCTGTATGTCAATTAATTTATCGGTTGCAGCTTGGGCTTTAGCATTTTTTAGTAATGCTTGAGTGTAGTTATTTATAGCTAACGTAGCCGCATCGGTATTAATTGTTTCAAGTTTTAAATTGCCTAAGTATGTAGGGCTTATTTCGTTTAGTTCCTTAACAGCTTTCTGCCTATCTGCTAATGATTTGTTACTATCCTTTGCAACCGCTAAAAGTGATTGCAGTTTAACCATTTGTTCTGCAACTGACTTATTGTAATCGGTTGTTTCCTTTTTTAGTTCTTTAGTTTCTTCGGTAGTGTTAAACAGTTCCGCCCCAAACGTTGCAAACAAACCTATTAATACAGTTATGCCGCCCGTTGCCGCACCTATACCAATTTTCATTGAGTTTAATGCCCCAAGTATAGAAACCTTTAGATTACTCCATTGCTTTTGGGCTTCAACCAATGATTGCACACCCATTGCCAACGCACTTGCCGACTGAACTTTTAGCAATAGCTTTTCTACGTCTTCCGACTTTTCGCCTAACAAACCGTACAATCCTGTGATAGTTTGAAAACCACCCGCAACTGTATTAATTAAAGTTCCAAAGGCTGCTGCCTTATCCCCAGGGTTTAATGTGTTAACCGCTTCGTTAACATCTTTTAATTGGTCTGCCAATCCCGCAGCTTTCTGTAGGGCTTGGAAATACTCCTCCGTTCCCTCCTTAGCTTGTAATGCTGCTTCTTTGGCTTCCCTTAGTTGCTGCTTTACGGTTTTTATCTTAGCCTCGCTATCGCCAGACCCCTCAACCTTTACTTTTAAAACTACCTCTTCC